TTTCAAGGTTGGAAATGTAGGTAGCGATGGATTCAGCGTTCATCTTTGATTGAGTCAATTGATTATTCAGGGTGGTCAACATGACTTAGGTACTTTTTTTTGTGTGTGTATTTTAAGATGTCCGGTAGACCTGCAACAGGTAGAGTTAGAACACAGACTATTAGGTTCTCACCAGAAGACACACGAAAAACTCCGGATAGAACTATACCACCCAAAACGGGGAATGCTCCCAAATCAAAAACCCCGGCCAAGACAAAGACCGCGACCAAACCTAAAACCACGGCCAAACCTAAGACCGCGGCCAAACCTAAGACCAAGACAAAGACCGCGACCAAACCTAAGACCGCATCTAAATCAAAAGCAAGTAACAATGGTCTTACTAAAAATCAGCGTTTACTATTGGGTAAGAAACAACTAGAATTGGGTATAAGTCCACAAAAGATACCAATAAACAATAGAAGAAGAATTGCACGGGAAGTAGGGGTACCACCTCCAAAAAACAAAAACAAAAAACCCGAACACACAGTTAAAAAAAATTATAGACCAAAGGTTACTTTTGAACAGTTGGCTAAATTGAGAAATGAACAAACTAATAAAAACAAAAGAACAATTGTTGTCGCCATGATAAGTGCACAGAAAAACGTCCCAGGTGCCCAACAAATAATACCCAAAAACCTCAACAAAACTCAAGACCTTCTTAAAGAAAAACTTAAAGTACTCAGTGAAAGATCAATCCCAGTTAAAGAAACTACACACAATTTTAATGAAAAAGATGTAGTTCACGATTTTCTGCTTATGATATGGGGAGATCTTAAACATGATGGACTATTGACTAACGATCAATATAGATTTTCCAGTTTTTTAGGCGGTGATATAGCAAAACGACTTACAGATAACAAGAATGTAAAATTCAATAAAGAATCTGAATTGGTACAAAAACTCTTAAAATATGGAATAATAAATTACACAAATAAACAACAAGTTGATATAAGAATTGCAGGTAATGCGGAACAGAAACACAAAGAACACTTTGCAGATCTATGGAATTCCGGTAAACGTATACATATACCAAAACGCGACATTGGCCGTAGTATAGCCAGACTCAGAAAACCGCGTGCTAAGACGATACATTTGTGCATAGATTCAGAAAGTGGCCTTAGTAGTTTCTCTAAACTCATAGATAATTCTTTATATGTAGCACAAGGTGGTACAAAACAACAAAAATTTGTTAAACGATTCGTTACTCTACCAAATTTACTCGATCCGGGTAGAGGTCAGAATGTAACGAGGGGTGGTATGAGTAAACCCGGTGGTTTGATAGACATTTTACAAACAAAACTATTCAATTCTAATGAAATACCATCAACTAGGTTTAATCTTCAAAAATTTACATTTAATTTTGGTGGCGTGATCAAAATAGAGATGAAGGAAGAAAATTCTGGATTTAAATACCTCTTAAATGGTAAAGAAATTAAAACGAGTGTTAAAAGAGCTAATGCCGGAAATTCAAACATACCGGGTGATAAAATATCAAAGTTGTTTGGTGATTTAATGCAAATTTTAGTAGTATCGGCGATAGAAAAAGAAGTTAATAGAAATATTTGTGGAGCTACATTTGATGGTGCATTTGTTGGTATGTCTGGATATGTACAACGTCATCTATTTGGACAATCCCCGAAACTATTTATAGAAAATGTAAGTAAACTTGGAGCTAAAAATGCTAAGAGTGGTCTGATCATTTATGGATTTGATGGAATTTTAAATACACCCATGACGAACAATACCCAATCGGGTAACAATACTGAACGGTCAGCTACACCAGGTAGTAAAGTGACACTCCCACCCAGACCAGCTAAACAGAGACCTTCGGCACCTAAAAAAAGAGTAACATGGGAAAATAACACGGCTCGAGAAAAATTAGAGATGCAAATACGAAAGCGAAAACTAAATAACGTATACGTAAATGGTTATCTCAAACAATACGATAACGGAAAAATAACCGCAAACCAAATAATTGAAAAGGTAGATGCAGCAGTAGCTAAGAATAGGAAACTTGCAACTTATGAACGCAGGGATACATTAAGACGCAGAACTGGTTAAATCCTTATCCGCAGTGTAATATGTCTTTCCTTTCATCACAAAACTATGCACTCTCGCATACGCCCACGCCTGTGGAGAAGCGCCCGGTCGGTGCCCGGTTCTCCACGCGGCGAGTCCTCGATCGTATATAGTTCTCAGTGTCTTCAATGGTATCTTCGTCGCTTTCGCAATTTCGGGGAGGGATTTCGCGTTCGGGTACTTTTCGCGGAATCGTTTCGTGTACGAAGAGGTGCGGGTTTTCACACCTTTATCAGTTGAAAATTTCGTGTATGTTTTCGTTTTCATTTTTACATATCTCTTTTCTACGTCTCTGAGCGTCTTCAACCCTCTGAAATATTTAAGGGGTGCGTATACTGGACCCTTTGTTTTTCGCAACTCGCGAATCTTCTTAGATATTTCCTGATCAGTGAGGGTCATCTTACTTATTACATATAATTTAATCAAACCAATCATAATCATCGGTACTATCCATCTTAATACGACAACCGTCACATCTCCGACATTTCACATATGCATCTTCCACTGGTGAATATATCTCACATTTATCCTTGCACACATAGCAGTTGTATCTAACTTTAGCGACTTGTTTGCTTTTAGCCTTTCGTGGATGTTTCGTCCTAGAATCTGTATGCAAGTCCAGACCTTTCCAAATAAGGAAATTCCCGGTGATGATCTTCGTCATACTTTATCTTCCGAAAAATTTAATGGCGTCTTCGATGCTATCAAAAATTATATTTTCAAAACACACCTTTCCTGACTTTTGAAAATAGACGCCTTCCCTCCCCTTGTAAGAAGCCTTGTGAATCATGTCTGATTTACGATGCTCTACATTTTGACTTAGTTAAACAAAAGAGGCTAAAATCGTATAAGATGAGTCTCGAAATAATCATAGGTAACATGTTCTCGGGTAAGACGTCGGAGCTCATACGACGTCTGAAGAGGTACAAAGTCCTTGGTAAACGTATATCCGTGATAAACTCGTCGAAAGATACACGGTCAGAAAAGGAAGTCATACACAGCCACGATGGTGTCGATTTCGAATGCCTCAAAGTGAGCAAACTCGCGGATACGTTGCTGGATGAGAATTTCTGTGAGTCGGATGTCGTCGCCGTGGATGAAGCGCAGTTTTTTGATAACCTGAGAGGTTTCGTACAAATGTGTTTGTTTCTAAAAAAGACAATCATACTCGCGGGACTCGATGCCGATTACAAACAGGAAAAATTCGGTGAAATTCTAGACTGTATACCCGTCGCTGATAGTGTGACCAAGTTATCAGCGTTGTGCATGAGGTGTAAGGATGGAACACCCGGGCCGTTTACGAAACGCATCGTAGACACGAAGGAATTAGAACTCGTGGGTGGGTGTGAGACATATGAAGCCGTATGTAGACATCATCTCATATTTTAGAATCTTTTAATATCAAGTATCAATACAATTCTTCTATCATCCGTGGTCTTCCTAACAGTGTGATATCTCGCATGATCGAATAATAAATCTTCGCCCGGTTTGTGTTCATGCGTCTCGTATTCCGTGTCTAGAGTACTCGTACCCTCGAGTGTGAGGTGGTATCTGAGATATAAGTTGTGTTCCGCTCGGTGAGGTGGTATGGTCATGTGTCCTTCCATCACGGATATCACTCCACCAACTACGCGCGGTATCTTGTCTATGCGCCTCTTTATGAGTGGGAAATCCTCGATTTTGTAATAATAATAGTTATCGTTCTTTTCAAACCATGAATCGTCGTCATGAAAGTAGTACTTTTTAGCGTCCTTCATGCCCGACAATACAGCGTCTCTTAGTTCTCTGTAGTACAATCGAATGATCCACAAATCACTGTAATCTTTTGGGTAATAAAATGGTTTATGACAAAACATGTCTATGAGTGTGTTTCGTATACCCACGAGTGGTCTGAGAGGTCTGCTGAAATACAGGCGGTCTATTGGATTTTTAAAATAATCGAACGCCACTAAGACAACCGAGCCTAAGAGATATTTCAATATTTTCTTCATATATAATAAATGCCAGGTTATAAAGGAAAGGAATACTACGCGCCAGAACCAACCGATGAAGTCGACACCCTCGATAAGCGTTTCTTCATGGGTCTCACTAGAACGCAGACCGGTTTGATCGCACCACCAGTGCTTTACTTCACCATGGTTCTTTTCGCCGTCGCCATGGCGCTTCCAGCCGTGTACAAAAAGCGCCCAACCTTGTTGATACCACTCGCCATTGGTTTGTACATCAATGGTATTCACTTGTACCACCACTACCTCCTCTTGAAAAAGTAAATTATTTTAGACGTGTATATTAATAGAATGTTCCTATCAAAGGTGTTCGCAAACTTGATATTTCAGTCACTCGTGACATACGGCTTTGCGAAGGCTACCATAGAAGATCCAAAAATGAGTAAGGCTGTCGCCGAAAATGCGCTCACGTACATGGTCGCATGGTTCGTAGCGCTTCTCATGTTTGCGTTTACGAAGAACATCATCACGCGGTTCATGCTTTTCACAGCTTTGTCCGCCGTCGCGGGTATGTTCTTGGGTACGCGAGGTAAGAGAGACGTAAAGGAGGCTTTGCTCGATGCGGTCACCATTTTCATCGCTATGTTTGTGTTAGGTGTCGTCACACACATGCTCGGGTATGACCTCAGGATGCTCGGGTCTATTTTGTTCGTATGTCTCATAGGTTTGATTTTGGTAAGGCTATTCACGGGTAAGAGGTATTCTCAGATCATCGTACCACTGTTTGCCCTCTTCGTCATATACGATACCAACAACATACTGAGACGAAACTACGAAGGTAATTTTGTGGGTGCGTCGTTCGACTACTTTGCCGATATCCTTAATTTGTTCAGTGGTCTCCTCGAAAATGAATGAACACCATACTTTTTCGAAAATGAAAATCTAAAAAAAAATAATTTTTTTTTCACTTTCTTTTAAAAGAAAAAAGTTTCAAAAATAAAAAAAATATTTTTTAAAAATTTTCAAATGTTAATAATAATGAAAGTTACTCTCAAGAAAAGTCCGATCCGGGATAAGAAGTACAGAGTGATATTTCCAGATGGTGACCATGTAGACTTTGGGGGCAAAGGATACACGGACTATACCATACACAAGAACCCAATGCGTATGCGTCTCTATGTGTTACGACACGGTGGTGGAGACACGCGTAAATTCAGTGATCCACAAAGGGTACACGAAAGAATGTCTAAAGTGACTAAGAGCAAACTCGAGGATTGGGAAATCTCGGGTTTGAAGACGGCGGGGTTTTGGTCTAGATGGCTTCTATGGAGTGAACCAAGTCTAGGGGACGCGATGAAACACATGAAAATGAGATTCGGGTTAGATATTTCCAAAAGTACCACTTAGAGAATTCACCGTAATGATAAAAAATGATAACTCCCCTTCGCGCGAAAATAATCGCAAGACCACGTTTACCTAAACGTACACGAACCGTAACGTGTGCCTCTAGACCTAGACAGGAAATCACACCGGCTAAAGTCATCGAAGCTGTTTCTGGAAAAGCGGCGGTATACGGTGTAATTTTAGGAACCACTAATTGGGTCGTCGGCGACATTAACCCATTACAACAAATGCATTACGCGGAATTTATAGGTTTGGGTGTGCTTTGTTCCAGTTTATCAGCAATATCTGTGGACAGATCGGTTGAACGCTGTCAAAATATCAAGGAATTTGAAGACATGAACTATCTTAAAACTGGTCGCTTGGCCATGGTCATATTTGCGTCCATGCTGATTGGCTGCAGCATTTAATACACTTAAACGTGAGTCGCGTCTATTATAAAAATGGAAAGAGATAGATTAATTTTCTTCATGAAAGCGCACGCGCGGGGTATGATCGCCAAACACCGCGCCAACGTAGAAATATACCTGTCAAACCCATCGGGTATAGGCGAACATTCCGATGTGATGGAAGCCATGGAAGCGGAACTCGATTTAATCGCTAAATACAGTGACCGACTCGAAGCTCTCGAAAAGTACATCGTTAACCCACACACAGAATAAAATATATATAAATAGTAAATCATGGTTGATTGGAAATGTAACCCAGGGTCGCTCGCCTCGACGATAAGCTGCCTTTGCTGCTTATATATGATATATAAACCAGTTGGGATGACGAGGAGTGCATTAAAATCCATAGGTGCGCCCGTACCATTTAACATCACGTTAATGTGGTGCTTATTGTGTTGTTGCATGAGCTCGAGTGGTGTCACTCTCGCAGATTGCGGTCTTCAGTACACTGGACTCAAGAGTACAGTGGACAGCGCGATCGCAAAGGCGATGGGTATGGATAACACAGAAGAGTAAACGTGTTCATGTCATGAATGACTCTCCACACCCGCAGCTAGATTTTGCGTTTGGATTCTCAAACGTGAATTCACTCTTCAAACGATCACTCACATAATCCATCCTTGTCCCGATGATACTCATCAACGCGTTCGTGTCGACGACGATCTTAGCTCCGTCTTCCGTCTCCACTAACTCGTCAAACTTTTTGCGCTCGCTCTTATCCATGTAATTCATCGTATACATCATTCCACTACATCCTCTCGTCTTTACCCCGATCTTTAGGTATTCCTTATCATTCGCCAGTAATAGTTCTTTTATTTTTCTAGACGCAATCGGTGTCACCTCCATCACCTGTTTCAATCGCATCCTTTATATATACAGAGACTAAAAGAAATTGTCTGTTCGGTACAACTTCGCGGAAAAGTCACCCGATTGACCGAGAATGTTCACGGTCTCATTACCATAGATTTCTTGGCATCCGATATCATCCATGCAATCTCTTTCACCCATCGACACTGGAAGAGAGTACATTTGATCACCCGGGGTTACCGTGTAATAATGGTATCTGTCTCTGCGTCCACGAACCTCCTTGCCGTACAGGGGGAGCGTCTCGTTGTTTTCACCGAGTAACACACCCATTTGTTGAACGCGTCGTGGTTTGTATTCCTTGATTGGTGGCGCTCTAAATTCACGGGTCACTGGAATCTGAACTGGGACGTGGACGCGCTCTCTCGTGTGGATTCGCTTCACGGGTTGGGGCTGTGTGAGCTTATACAAAATTATGAGCAATAACACGAATATAGTTATGAGCATAGAGGTATGTTTAGTCTTCGCCTTCATTATTA